TCAACTGTATAATTAGGTCTCATATTCAAATCACAATACATAGGAACTACTAAGCCCTTGTCAGTTGTGTAACTAAAAACTAAGTCATATAACCCTTGTGAAAATAAACTACTTTCACCACTAGTTATTACTACTTTCACAGATCCTGCATCATAATCAGTTATTATTGCTTTTTTACTTATTACTGTTGATCTATCGCCTCTGTCAATTAATGATACTTGCATTGTTGTACCATGAAGCATAATAGGTTTTCTATCTTGATTTTTTACAAAGAAGAAAAACTCAGTATCAAACCCACGAAATAGTTTTAAAAATCTATAATTAACTGGACTATTAACGGCAGTACCTTTAGCACTTGCATATTTTCCTAATCCTGGTGCTGAACCATGATCCTCTAATGCGTATAATTCGCCTGTTTGGTTTATATTATATGTTGTTCCGTAATTTGACATGTGTTAGACTCCTGTATTGTATTTATCAAATACTACCAGATTTTGAAAGCATAAATAGATGTAATGCAAACGAAACATCAGAAACTCTTGGACGAATATCCGTTCCTTACTGTAGTAGAGTATGCTAGCAATGAGTATCTTGGTATAATTCAAAACATAGATAACCATGTTGCTAGTATGTATGTCTACGATCGATTAAACGAAACCTCAGAAAAAGCAAAGTTCTTAGCACTTGGCGAAGAATGGTGGTGGGAAACTAATAGAAAGTTACCTATTAATATTGCATTACTTAATAGATGGAATTTCCAATATTGTGTACAAAGTTTTAATGTTAAACAAATGGACGTAATTGCAGGGCCTGAAGTAAGATTAAGTAATAGCATTACTAAACGTATCAAACGCAGAAGTATTAATCTTGTAAAGAAAAACCAGTAGCAAGCATATTTAATTGTAATACAATAGCCATTGCATATGCATGGGCATGTGCTTTCTTAAAATAGTAGTCGCCATTTGTAGGCTTTATCCATACTTCATTATTAATGGTATTCCAATCTTTACCAATTAAATATCTTTTGGCTGGTCTAATTACTGCTAATACTGCGGCCATTTGTTCTACACTCTTAGGTTTCATCTGCCCAACAACACCAAAGTGTTTATGAATATGAAAACATTGTTCTACAACTTCTTTGTGTTCTAACAATTCCCACATTGGTTCCATTGCTAGTAAATCATCTAATTGTTTCTTAGATTCAATCTTTTTATATAAGCCAACGTTAAGTATATCAATTTTAAAATATCCCATACTTTCAGCTTCTTTGTGATCAATTGTAGACATACCTGTAAATGGATTGCTAGGAATGTCATGGAAGTATATACCAGTATTGTGCTTAACTTGCTTGTTATCACGTGCAATCATTGCTGGTATTCCATTAATAATATTAAGTAGCTTATCTCTATTTGCTACATCAATATCAATATCTGTGTTTACTATCATTTTGGATCCTCGTTGTTCATTTTATACAATAAAAAAATTGGTATTATAAAACAACATAATACAAAAAGCAAAGACCATATCATATAGTTGCTTGCTCCATTATTTCTTTTACCCATTTAGTATCTTGTGGGTTTACTTTCATTGCACGTTCCCAATAATCTATTTCTAAATAATCAGTAACCATTTTAATTTGTTCAGGATTAAATCTATCAATTAATCCTTGCGCCGCATTACTATTAAATAGTACCCATGGCGAAATCTTTCCACTACAAATATGAAATACTGCTAAATTAGGTGATACTATTTCAAAATAATTATTATATGTTGTATTGTTTTCTTTTGCCCAGTTTTGTAAAAATAGTATTGTACGTTCTACTGCCCTATCTACTGTCTCAGTTCTTAAACGTTCTTTCATCCATGATGTAAACTGTTTATCTTTACACCAATGGTCAAGTCTTACTTGGTTTCTTACTAACCAAGTTGCGTAAGCCGGAACATCATCGATACCAATGTCGCGACAATAATAACCAAACTTACAGAAGCCAATATAGTATTGACTCTTTGCAAAATCTTCGTAGCTTTTTTCATTCTTTGAATTTGTTCCTATTTTATAAAATAATTGAAATGCTCTAAAACCAAGTTGAACATGTTGTTCTCCTTTTTGCATAAATCTACGTTTCTGTTCACACATATGAACAGCTAGTGTACTTTCTTTTTTAAATGTTTTAGAACAGTATCCGCATTTATACATTAACAGTTTCCTTTTTCCAGAAAGGATCAGTCCAATTCTCTTTTAAGTTTTCTGGTCTACTAACTTTCATAGTATATAACGAGTTATTAATCAAGTCAACATATTTTTCTGTTGGTTGTCCAGTCCATGGAGCACCTATACATAATGTGACTTTTTCTTCTGTACCTGGCTCAAGTGCATGTGGATGACTACCATCCAATACATATGTAGTATAATTTTGTGGAATATAAACTTTATTATCTTTCTTATCTATAAAATACAATTTATCAACATTACCGTTTAACACGATTCTAAATTTATGTTGCAGTGATCCTATTTCATCAACCTTACTATCTAAATGTACATTTAATCCATAGTTTGCTGGCGTTCTTAAAATAGTAACTCTGCCAACTGGTTCCATCCATGGAAATACTTTTTCTTTTAAAAGTTTTTGTGTAAATGTCCAATTCTGTGCAGGTTTGGTATATGCAAACTCTCCATATCTTGTATTTTTGCCTTCTGCTTGTCCGCCAAGTTGACCTTCTGCATTAAATACAGGTAGCATCTTGCATCCACGAAATTCGTTATAATGCCAGTAACTATCATCAACTGACATTACTTCATTATACATAGCTTTTCTATCTTCATCTGTTATATTTAGATCTAAAGCCGTAAACGTCATTTTAATAATTCTTTTATTTGTTTTTTATCTAGCCCGTACTCTTCAAAAAGATCTTTCCAATCATCTTTTGTTTTAGTACTAATAAATATCTCTACTTCATCATCATTTAAATGACTATAATTTTCAACTACCCACTTTTGAATCTTATTCTTTTTCATTGCCTTACCTGGTGGTAGCCATGGATGAAATGTAGTCTTACCTAATCCAACTAATTGCATCAGTTGATACTGCAATTGTGGATGTTTACGTAATTTGTTAAAGTGTACATTAACTACTTCATTAGTCCATTCTAAATAATGTTCAGTAAACATCTTGTCTCCACAACTACTAGTATAACGCATAAGTAGCCATAAGCCAAGTTTGTTTTTCTCTTCATCAGTTAAACTATCATACCAAGTTCTATCTTTAGTATCAATAGATCTCATCTCTTCTTTGATGTTTAGTTTATTTGACAATTATTACTTCCCCTTCAGTTTCTATCCAAACTTTTGCACCACACGGTAATGGTTTATCTGGACTATAAACAACTTTACTATCACCTTTAATATGTACTTCATGTGCATAGTCATTGCTCTTAGATGTTTTACATGTTAACACAGGCTCTCTATCACCAGACTTAGCGTTACGTTTAATTATATGCTGATTAACGTGTATTCTAGTTTTCATTGTACTACCAAAGCTCGCTAATGTCAAGTACCTCAGGTAACTTGTTTGATTCTTTTACAAATAATACACAAGGTGCATTTGGTCCATCATGTAGTGGTACATTTAGTAAATGGCCGAATTTAAGTTTAGGTGCATACCATTTAACATCAGTATAAATGTTAGTAATGCTTACATCCAAGTACTTAGGTGTAAAACCAGTTACTGGATTAAATGCAAATACACTAAAACCTCTATCATTTAAACTCATTAAACTTAATACTTCTGGATCTCCTACTGTAGGATCGCAAATTACAACACTCCAATCTAATGGCATAGTAATTTGATATTCACCAATTTTTAATACTGCCGCTGGTGCATAAAAACTTTCCAAGAACACTAATGGGATGAAGTAGTAATCAATAAAACCTGGATTACTGTAATCTAAAATACTGTATCTTAAATCATCTATAGTATCTGGTATGTCATCTAGTTCATACGTTTCGTTTTCAACTGTTAATATTTTCATTATTTTTCCTTATTGCCAATCAACTTTTTCAATGCTGAATGGATAGTTTGCTTCTTTATAAAACTTCTTACGCTCTGTTAAGTGTTTTTTGCTAAATTTTGCTGTACTGGTGATGTCCCATATTTGAACATTATCTTTATCTTCTGCTTTACGTATTCCACGACCAATACTTTGAATGACTCTAACAAAACTCTTTCCAGGTTCTATTAGTACCAGATTAAAAATACGTGGAATGTTAATTCCTACTGCCGCAACTCCATAAGTTGCTACTACAATTTGATTAGTTCCTTCATTAATATTATCATACTGATCTTTACGATCTGTAGTTTTCATTTCTCCACTAACAAAGTTAGCTTGTGGAAGATTATCACAAATTAATCCACCTGCTTTAATCCTATCTACTAATACAAGTGTATTGCCTGATGCTGATACTTTTTCAATTAATCCACTTACATATTGCATACGATCTTTATCTGTAGTAAGATAAGTTAATTCGCTTTGATAATTATTATACTCTGCAAATTCTTTCATTTGCACAACGTTAACATGACATTGACTAAGCACATCCATGCCTTGTAGTTCGCTTGCACTAAGTTTATTAGTTACATCACCTAAGCATGCTTGCAAACTAACTTTCTCATGATCTGCTTTAGGTATAGTACCTGTTAATCCCCAACGTAGTGGAATGTTTGCAAATTCTTTAGTAAGTAATTCTTTTAACACATCTGCTTTTGCTTGGTGCACCTCATCTACTATTACACATACAACGTCTTCAGCAAAGTCTGCTAAACTTAGGTCTGATTCACCTTCTCTAAATCTTTTCTTAATACTATTCAAACTTTGCCATGTACAAATAGTATGAGTTTTTCCTAATTCTTTTTTATCGCCAAAGTAAACACCAACGTCTAATCCTAGATTGTTATAATCATCAAATGTTTGACGTACTAAATCTTTGTTTGGTACAATAACAATTGATCTTCCATATGTTTCCACACGTTCGCTAAGTGCCGCGGTTATTAATGTTTTACCTGCACCTGTTGCAATTTCTTGTAAACAATGTGGAGTCTCTAAAAACTTATTAACAATCTCAATCTGATAATCACGCAATGTTACTGGCTCACCTGCAACCGGATGTTTTTCTGGCCATAATTTATGTTGAAATGTAGTTTTATCAACTGTTGGAAAATTAAAATCAAACTTATTTCTTAAGTCATCAATATCAATTTCATATCCATTATCCATAATAGTAGGAAGTACTCTATCAAGTAAATTAATATAAGTAACACCACCTACTGTAAAGTAACTTTGACATCCATCCCATCTACCTAATTTATATGCTGGCACATGGTATGCATATGGTAAAAAGAACTTTAATTCTTTCTCACATTTACGGCGGGTATTAACATCAAGACCTTCTATCTTGCAGTTAACTTCATCTTTTAAAACAATTTTACATTTCATACTAGTATAATACATTAACTTAGACAAAAAGTCAAGTTAAAGCCTTTATAATGTTAAATATTTTAAGAGTAAAAATAGACATATCATAGTTACTATAATAGAAACTATCAATGATAACCAGAATCCTTGATGCATAATCAAATACGCAAACACAGGAAAGAATATTAAACTTACTAAAACAAAATAAACAGTTTCTTTTGCTAACTGTGAAAATACCTCAGGCTGAATTCCGCTATAATGCATAAAGAATATGCTTACAATACTGCTTAGTGGTATTCCTAATATAAGAGCACCAATAGTCGGGTTGCCTCGTTCTGCGGCAGTTACAACACCTGCTATTACTAGTCCACCTATAACTGCTTTAAGTAAGAATTCCATAATATTATTTATGTCATAAAAAAAGCCCCGAAGGGCTTTTTCTAAAATTTATTTTTATGCTCTTCGCATACATGTAACTTCTGCAGTACGTTTCCACTTATCAGCACCAAAGCTCTTTTTAAGATCTGCAAGTTTAGTTACCATTCTCAAACTAACTTCTCGCATTTTTTCTTTGTTAGAACACATGAAGTCCATTAAGTCATCTTGCTCTTCTGTTGTAAACTGATATTCATTAAGCATACCATCTGCAACAATCTGCTTACAACGTAGAACTTTTTCTCGCATTGTATCCATTGTAAGATCTAAGTAATGACATCTTGACATAATAGCCGCTAAGTGATCAGCAATTTTACCACGCACATTATCAAACTTAAGGTTAGTAATAAAGATAACACTACCTTGGAATTCAAAAGTATCTGGAATACCTTCACGTCTTAGTAATGCACTATCTGTATTCCAACTTAGTTTACGTTTCTTACATGAATCAAGTGCCGCTTTAAGCAAGTTAAGACTTGTCTCATCATACAATACTGTATCACAATCGTCTAACACAAGAACACTATTTTTGTCTGCGTTATTGTAAAGTACTTTGTACAAACCAATTGCACTAGAAGCACCTTTAATAACTTCATAACGTAATTTGTTACCTGCAATAGCATCAAACAAATTATTCTTTTCTAGAACTTGTTCAACACCAAAACTTTTACCAACACCTGGAGGGCCTGTTACAACCATACCACGTACAACACCATCGATAGATGCTTGTGTCATATCGTCTAAGATGCTAAAACGCTCTCGCATACGTTCTATGATCATCTCATCTGTTTCTTTTGGATTGTCCTTTGCCTTACTTGGTAGGACCTCAATAATAGTCTCGCCTTTAGTGTTTTTACGAGCTTGTTTTAGTTGCATATTAGCCATTTATAACTCCTGTTTTTTATTAACTATACTTACAGTATACAGTAAGACTTCTTGCTTGTCAACCTATATACGTCAACTTTTTTAATTTTTTTTTGGTTTGTTTATTCATAGAATTGGGCCCAATATAAAAAGGGCCCAATAATGTATATTTTGTGCTAACTACGCCGCTACTCTTTTTTTAGCGATTGTGTACTCTACTGCTGGTCTGCCTTGCATGCCAGATTCGATCGCTGTAGCTTTGATGTTAAAGCCTTCAGCTCTTAATTCTGAAAGTCTTGCACCTGGAGATGCGATGTCTAATTTATCTCTTAGAACATCCATAGTAAACGTTTTACCAGTTCCCCAAAATTTAGCTAGGATTTGTTGATTCTGTGTTCCTTCTTTAAAGAACTTAGTTCCTACTGCTTTTGCTTTTCTCATAATATAACTCCTTTTTTTATTATTGTTATTAGTTATTATTAAGTATAATATATATGAGTTTTGCTATTTGTCAACCTTTAAAAAACCCTTATATTTCAAGGATTTTAACCCGGTTAACCATAGTTTCTTTAGCATTTGTGTACTTTGATAGCTCATGTTTGTTAACAGTAGCCCTAATTTTAATGTTTCTACCGTTTATAATGCTACTAATATCTGGCTGATCTCTCCACCAAAACTTAATTAAGTCTTTTTTAGCATATACAGTAGTAATCATGTAAATATTGCTAGTTTGTATGAATTTAACATCCATTACTTCTACTGATAAATCGTAACGTTTACCTCTATCTCCAAAGTACTGGCTACTATGCTTTAGCGAAGATAACTTATCTTCAACTTCTTCACGTTTTTTGTCAATATTTACACTATGTGGTAAACTAGCTATAATACTAACAGTAAATTTGTTAACATTTGCTTCAGATAGAGATTTAACAACGTTAGCCTCAAAACTATTAAGGTTGTTAGTCATTTTCTTAATCATAAGTTTACCATTAATAACAGTAATCAAATCATTAGCTTTTGTAATTTGTTCTTCTGTAAAATTCATTTTAGGATTTTCAATAATATCAACAATACATGATTTATTATCTTCAATTATGACTGGATTTTCAGGATCTGAGTGATCTGTATATCCTTGTCCACTTTTAATAAAACCCTGTGTTTCATGAACTTGTATAGCCGCGGCCATAACATCCACAACTGTAATACTTGGCCAAGGTGTTCTATTCTTAGACATAATTGTTACTCCATTTAATTAATATACTTACAGTATACGGCAAGAAGTCTTACTTGTCAACCTTTTAAAGTGAAATGTCTTCTAATCCTGCCGCTCTAAGTTTTACTACATTATTAATCTGAAACTGTTTAGCTTCTAATGCTTTAATCACGCCAATATACCTATTTCTAACCAAACTAAAGTCATTAATCAGATATTGTAAATCTACTACATTTTGTTCACCGTCAACATACTTGTCTGCATCACGTGAACTAAGTGCTTTATTGTAGTTTTCTAAAAACTTACGAAATGTTTGGGATCGTAATTTACGCATCTCAGTATTTAAAAACTCTAGTATAGCTTCAACTTCTTGTAATTGGTTAAATCTATGTTCTACAATTCCTGGCATATCTCTACTTTGCTTTTCGAGGTTACCTTTCATACTGCATTCGAATCTTGCTTGATCAATTTCTTTTTCAAAGTGAGAGATAGCTGAAACTATCTCTCCAAGATTTGCGGTTACTTTACGATACCATACACTCATTAGTAATCTTCATCCTCGTCGTCTTCATTATAGTCGCCGAAAATATCTTCATCTTCTTCTTCGAGCTCTAGATACTCATCAATTGCATCACTAAGGTATTCGCAATGATCAGCTATCTCTTTTACTGCTGGTTTAATATCAAATCCATGATCAACTAGAGCCGCAATTACTTTACTTGCAAATTCAGGTTTATCTTTATCATTAATTAAAACAGTTGCTTCATCGTAAATATTAAAAACAAACTCAAAATCTCCATCAGTTAGATTCATTAACAGCCTCCGGTGTTGTTATAGTTTCATTATTAGCCATATCTTCTTCTGCCGCATCAGCAATTTCATTGTTGTATTCATTCATTACAACATCCAATGCACCGTCTTTGTTTGCATTCCAAGGTTTACGGAACATTTTAATTACTTCGCCTGTTGTTGGGCTAGTGTATTCTAAACTGTTTCCACTTTTCTTTAGCAAACCTTTTGCTTCAAAGAATTCAGTTAAGCCACTGTATGGACTCATACCTGTTTCATATGGGATTTCTACTTGCACACTTTCAAAGGGCTTAGAATATCTTGTTTTCATTACTTTACAAGCCGCTCTAATACCAAATACTTGTGATGTTTTATTACCATCTGCATCAACTTTTAATTTAAGTTTACGCATTGCAATAACAATACTACTTGCATAGATAAAGCCTTGTCCACCTGAGATCTTATCATCTGGATCAAACATATCTTGCGATGCATATGTATGGTTAGTTGCTAGTAATCCTACATTATATTCACCAAACATGTTAACTGTGTTACGTACTAATGATGTTAGTGCTTTAGGCTTACGACCCATGTCACCTTTCATGTCACCTTTTTGAAACTGATCTACATCAGTAGGTGTTAGTAGCATACCCAATGAATCTACTACAAATAATACTTTAGGACGCTCATCTGGTTCTTTTTCAGCATATTCTGCTTTGTAGTCTTTCATGAAATCACTAATAGTTCTAGCAACGTCATCAATCATTGACATGTTTAGTTTAAGTAGTTTTTCTGGTGTTGTGTCTACATCTAATGCATGTAGCCAACTTTCATCTAGTGCATTTTCACTATCAATAAGGATAACAAAAATACCTTGATCTTGTGCCGCTTTAACTACGTTACCTGCGGCAATGTAACTTTTACCTGCACCGGACTCTCCGGCTAGTACTGTTACTTTACCTAGTGGAATTCCTTTATTGAAATCATCACTAATTAGTTTATTTAATGTGTAATTTCCTGTACTAATCCATGTATCAGGGTCGTTGAATCCAACACTTAAACCTGGTACACTTTTTGTAATACTTTTACGGAATTTACTTACGTCAAATGGTCTTGCCATAATGTTTTTTCTCCTCTGTTATAAGTGAGGGCACTAAGGACACCCTCACTCAATTTATATTACTTATTGTTTACGGTTTCTAATTGCCGCTAAAATGTCCTGAGCACTCGGTGCATCACCTGCAGGTGCGCCGGCTGTTGCCATTTCTGGTTCCGCTGGTGCTTGTGCTACTGGTTCCGCTACTGTCTCAGTTACAACTGCCGCTTCAGCCACTGGTGCCGCTGGTGCTGGCGCCGGAGTTGGTGCAGGTGTAGGAGCAGGAGCTGGTGTTGCGCCTGTTGCTGGTGCATCTACGCCATATGGACGATAGTATTGACCAAAACGTGCAGGATCATATAATTGACCATCAACACTTGCTTCAAACATTTCAAAGATTGCGTTCAATGCTTCTGCATCTGGTTTCTTAGGCAAGAAGTCATTTAGATTAAACAAGCCATGTGTTGCAATTGCATCACGCTCTGCTTGATCTAATCCACGTTCTCTACGAGCCCAATTTGATGTAGAATAATCTGCATACTGACCTTTTGTAGATTTTACAATCTTAAAGTCTGTACCAGCTTCATAATCAGTAGGAATCTCTTGAAACTCAGGATCCATAAGTGCTGAACTAATGATTTTATAAATTTGAGGTGAAATTACAAAACGTCTGATAGGATTCTCAGGTACTGAGTCTTCCTGCATTTCGCTTTGTGCTACAAATCCTTGAAAAATGTATGAACGTTTTTTCCAATACTTACGTCCCATATCTTCCATAGTAGGATCTTTAAACCAAGGACGAATTTCAGCATGTACTGGGCATTGCTCTCCCCACATTTCCACACATGGAACTTGTACTGTTACTGGTTTGTTTTCGTCTTGACCTTTTACTCCTGGAAATTGAAGACGGATCATTTGACGCTCTTTCCAAAAGAACGTATTGTTCTCGTCTGCGTCTGGTAAGAATCGTAATGTTGCTGATGTGCCTTCTGGAATATTCCAGTGTGCGAAGATGGCGTTGTCGCCTCCTTGACTGCTAGAGCTTGAGCCCTTTGTTTCTTGTGCCTGCAGTTTTGCACGGATTTCTGCTAAAGATGCCATAATAATTTTCTCCTATATTAGCCTTTATTAGTAGTAGAACATAAGCTCTACTTTGTGTTAACAACTAACCTCTCGTTAGTTATTTTTGTTTTTGCCTTTGTTAGCCTTTACAGTATACATTTTATAGTACTTACTGTCAAGTACTTTTTACCGAAAAATTATGAAATTTTTCTACGTAAATCATTTACAACTGATTCAGCAATATTTTCTA